TGAAAAACAAATCGCGTATTTACAAACCGTTATGAATCACGAATTATTTAATAATTGAATATTAATATTCAAAAAACCGTTGACATTTGTTAACGGTTTTGTTATTATTAAATTACGGTAAATATTACCGCAAATTACAAATGAATCGGGGAATTTAAAAATGAATATTGATTACAAAAAATGTTACGGTGTCGTACACAACGCATTAAAAACGAACGTAAACGATATGACGGTGTTTGAATTACAACGTTTAAAATTCATTTTATCGACAATGAAAAACGAAAATTTCAATGATGAATACGGTACAACGAACGCATTTTTTACAAATTTAATGTCAATGATTGATTATGCAATTGAAATAAAAAACGAACAATAATCACGGACGGACGGTAAAACGTCCGTTTTTATTTTGAATATTAATATTCAATTTATTGTTGACAAACGCAAGCATTGTTGATATAATAATAAAGTAATAAGAATTACAAATCGAAAGGAATTGATTACAAATGAATATTGATAAATGGGCGGTTATCCGTGTATTATGCTCGGACGGTGTAGAACGTGTGGGAATGATTCAAGAGGAAACGGTTGACCTTACAGAATCTCGTATTATTGTCAAGGGGTTGGGCAATGAAAAATTGGCACAACATTGGGTCTTGACACATGCTGTAGACAATGATATGGAAATTTTCGACAACAACATTCATGAGGAAATTGAAATTTAATTAAGCAAATGTCTTGCGCCAATGCGCAAGGCATGTTATAATAATTAAGTAAATAAGATTTAGGAGGAATTACAAATGACAAAACGTAATGACACACAAGAATTAGCTCGGGAGCAAATGAAATTGCACATGGAGAATTTTAAAAATTCCGCTCATGCAATCGTTGATTTATGGTTTCATTTATCAATGGAAGACCAAGACCAAATGGGTGAAGGGTATCCATTCCCCGATGATTTTGCTGAAGTAGCGGAACGTATTCACACATGGCTAGAAAATCAACAAGAAAATAAAAGATAAAAAGCTCAAAAGGTCTTGCGTATGCAGGCCTTTTTTGTTATAATAAATATATAGATAAGAAACACAAATTGCGAATAACAAGGGGATAAATTACAAATGGAAAATGAAGAATACGTTGCCAGTAAAGTTTACGAATATGCAATGCGACCACACTTAAGAAAATCTGCTACATTATCATTCTTTTACAGTTTGTGGAAAGTAATACGTATCACATTATCATTAGCAAAAATGTTTAAATAACCAAACTTAGGGCTTGCAATTGCAAGTCTTTTTTGTTATAATAAATGTATACTAAAGAAAGAGGTGAATTACAAATGAACATTGTAAAAGCGGTAGCTGACATTAGCCCACGTGGTAATGACCGTGTTACATTCGTTGTTGAAAACGATAATAAAACAATGAAGGTCATAAGCACACGCGACAAGAACAGCGGTGTTTGGAAAGTACACAAATACTTTAACAACGCGAAACTTGAAATCACAAAAGCTGGGAAATTGCAAGAATTAATGCTTGAAGAAATCGGTAGCACATTTGCTGGTACTCGTCAAGAATTTATTGAATCAATGTATCAACGAGCAACAAAATAAACTAAATGAAGGTCTTGCAAAGCGGGGCCTCCTATGTTATAATTAAATAGTAGGTCAAGGAGGTGAATTACAAATGAAGAAAGTTGAAATTTTCACAATGACATTTGAAACGACTTATGATAGTGGAAGCTTCGCACGTCTTGACAAGCGTTTGACAATGGCATGTACATTAGACCAACGTGAAGAAGTGAAACAATATGCTGAAGAAAATCAATGGCGTATGGTTAGCGGACGCACTGAGTGGACTAGCGAATATGTAGCTGCCAAGATTGGACGCAGACGTTGGCAAGATTTGTTTGAAGATGCGTTAGATTAAAAACACGAACAATTAACAATATGATAACGTGGAATGTTCGTCTTTTACGGATAGTTGCCACAAAAAAAAGCGGGAACGTATGTGAATACGTCCCCTTTTTTATAGTAAAATGAGAATTTTATGCGAATTGTACTTGAGTGTACCAGTTAGCATCTTTTGTGCCAGTGTGTGACTCAGTGTCAATCATGTAGAATACTTCACCAGCTGGTAATTCACGAACCGTGAACTTAAGCTCTACAGTTTCTTCCTCTACAGAACCCTCCATAGTTTGAGCTCCGATAGTTGGTGGTGCAAACTTACAAGCGTAAAGTGCATAAAGTACCTTTTCAGAAGTACCAAGTTTTTTACGTTCAAACAATACTGCCACTTCAGGTGCGATGTCAGTTGACTTGACAAGTACGCCACCGTCTGCTACAGTTGAACCAAATAACGTTTGATATTCGTCCATCGTTAAGCCAGATACTGTTAATGTACCTTCTCCACCGTTAAAGATGTAATCGCTGTAATCAATAGCATTGTCAGCATAAAATTGCACTGATTCATAAGCCAATTCAGCTTCAATTTGTTTAGCGCCAGTTAAAGGTACTGGAGCTTGGAAAGTGCCATCTGATACCATTTTAGCTACATGAATATTAGAAAAGCCACCTAATCGTTTTTTCATGATAAGTTCCTCCGTATATAAAAATAAGCGGAGCGGATAACCGCCCCACCGTTATTAAGCTTGTTTTAAGAATTTGATAGCTTCAGGATTTAAGATTTTACCGTCAGCATAAATGTCAAGCATTAGTAAGTGTGAACCACGTAAAGCTTGAGTTGTGTCGTCACTGATACGTTTCATTCCAGCGCCCTTTTTAATCATAGTCGCATAAGCAACACCGAAGTTAACAAAAGCAACTGTGATAGCACCAGCAGCAGCTACAGGCATGTTGTCTTGGATTAAGATTTCATGGCCAAGGATTTTGTAAGCTGGTTTGCCATTTACAACGTCACGTACTAAGTGATATTGTCCGTTAGCATCTTTAAGCTTTGCAATTTGGTTGAAAGTTGGACGAGATACTACAAATACAGAACCGTCAAGGTAGTCTGGGTGTACTGATAAAGTCATATCTAAAAGGTCATCAATATCAATAGCTCCAGCAGTGTGTGTACCTACTACTTCAGCTTCAGTGCTCTTCAAGATACCTTCAAATTGCTTGTTGTTTTTGTCTCCGTTAAGAACTGATTCGTCCATTTTACGAGCAAGACGACGAGTCATAACACCAACAGCATAATTAATAACGTCAATACCGCTGTCGTTTACTAATTGTTGAGATAATTCAATTGCAGTAGCTGCACGGCGTTGCTCAAGTACAACTTTATCAAACGTAAAGTCAGCCTTTGTAGCATCTTCCATTTCACCGATGAAAGTAGCTCCACCAATTGATTGTTCACGTAATACTTCAAGAGTTCCGCTTACAGGTTGGAATCCTTTAGCACGACCAAATAAAGCTGCTTCTTCAACAAGCTTCTCGATGATTGTGTTTGACAATACTGTAGGTACTGTGATAGATTGTGTACCAGTTGTTAAAGCACGTACTTCTTTAGCCATCATATCGCCTTTGATGAACTGCTCAACTCCACGAAGTTCAACTTCTTTAGCATCTACTTCAGGTTCTACAGCGCGAACTTCTTCTACTACAGCTTCTACTTCTGGCTCAGCTGCAAGAGCATCAATCATAGCACGTAATTCTTTTAATTGTTTTTCTTTTGACATTTTAGGTTCCTCCGTTAGGTTAATAGTTGGCTCGTCAATGATGTCAAGTGAACGAGCTTGAATAGATGATTGTACATAAGCAGGATTGCGTACTACAGATACTTCAGCTAATGTCAAGTCCTCAATAGAACGTGCATAAGTACCGTCTGAACGTTTCTCCCATTTGTCACCAGTAACTCCCATTCCGAAGCTCATGTTTGTAAGTAAGCCATCAGAAATAAGCTGGTGATAATCTTTGCCCCATGAAGTTGGACTAATACGAGCTTCCATAAACAAGCCCTTGTCGTCTTCACGTAAACTTAAACTTCCGTTTTTAGTGGAAGCTAATAGTTTGTTATTGTCATGCTCCGCTAAGAAATGAATATCATTTCCTTTGTCAAGAGCTTTTTTGAATGTGCCTGGCATGATACGCTCAACAAAGCGCTGTTCACGACCAAGCGGTTGGCTCCATTGACCAGTTTGGTTTACGTAACCAGAGACAAGCAAATCGCCTGACTCTTGAGTTACGCCAGTAAGGTCAACGTCAATTTGTCTGAGCTCCAGTTGGTTCTTCAGCTGGTTTGTCATTTGATTGAGCATCTCCTTCTGTATTATTATCTACTTGAGTAGTATCTTCTTGGTTCGGGTCTTGAGCTTCTCCATCAGGATTATCTGAACCTTCAACGTTTGGCACTTTCACTTCACCAGTTTTAGGGTCAAGTAGAACGTCACCTGTTGAAAGCTTAAGAATGTCCTCAGCAATAGCTGGTAAGTCAAGACGAGCACGAGCTTCGTTAATTGTCAAGACACCGCCAGATAATCCAGCTACGATAGCGTCTGTGCGTTCCTTTTCAGTAGCACGAACGATTTCACTTGTATCAAAGCGGAAGAAATAACCTTTACGTTTCTCCTTCTCAAGTAGTAGCGCTCTATCCATAGCGGACTCGATAGCCATAATGATAGGAGCTAACGTGTGCTTAAGGAAGTGTAACTGATTTTGTTCGATTGAGCCATATTTGTTAGCTGCAGTGCTAATCATTGACTCAGGAACATTAAACAGTTTACAAATTTCACTTGATGTGCTCTTACGAGTTTCGTTCATTTGAATCTCAGTAGGATTCATTGACAGTGCTTGGTAGCTCATGCCCTCCTGTAATACTACAGTTTTAGCTGAGTTACGCACTCCACCATAAAGCTTTTGCCAAGCCTCACGTAGAGCATTAGATTGTGGTTCTGTCAACCTACCGTCTGTTTTAAGTAAGCCAAGCGGTAAAGCTCCGCGTTCGTACAGGTTACTTGTGTACTCCATTTCACTTAATGCTTGATTGAAGATGTCCTGTCCGTGAACAATAACACCTTTACCAGCAAGACCGTCATACGATTCTTGAGTGGCAATCATAAGCTCATATGGCTTGAATTTTTTAGGTGCTTTAGACACTTGATTTAAAGCTCCTGATTCAGAGTTTGATAAAACGATTTCAGCACCAACTGTTCGGTAGCCGTCTTGAACTTTCTTGTTAATTACGACTGAACGAGCTGGTAGTGGGTGAAGCTCAAGGATTGTGTTTGCAGCTTCAATGATTGAAACATATGTAGCTCCGTGAAGAACGAAGTCCTTAGCCATATACTTCTTCAAGTTGTAACCATTTAAGTAGTCATTAGCTTCATGATTTAAAAGCTTGACACGATTATCATTAACACGCTCAATTGAGCCGTCTTTAGCTTCTTTATATAAGTAAACTGGCATACTAGCGATAGTGCTTGTAATTAAGTCTACACATGATTTAGCTGTCGGAATCTTTAATACCTTTTCTTCAGTAACAGCGTTTGTATTGAGTAAGCTGTCAAGAGAAAAAGCTTGATTAGTTTCTACTGTAGTAGTGTCTTGAGTGTTATACACTGCACGTTTCTCAGTTTGAAACCACTTATCTAAAAAGCCCATATAATTCTCCTTTCTTGAATATTAATATTCAAAGCTTATCAATCTTAGAAGAAGCACGAGTTAAACTCATGCTCCATGAACATTGACAAGGACTATAACCGAAAAGAGTAGCAGAAATGGAAGGTTTGTACTACTTATACTTAATATATATATTTAGCTCAAGCTAAACGAAACAGCAAACCTATAAAAAATAGCTAGTATTTTCTGGAATCTGCCACTCAAAGTCAAGTTTATTATCATTTCCCAAGTCCAAGTTACATTTTCTGCAAACTGTGATAAGGTTGTCCTCATCGTAAGCTAACTCAGGGAAGTCACGCCAAGATTTGATATGATGTGCTTGTAAGTCGTTAAATGTCATCCAATTAAACTTGATACGACACCGCTGGCAATGAGCTCCGTCTCGTTTGATAACAGCTTTCCGAATCTTTTGAAACTTTGTGGTCCTACTAACGTGGTTACGTTGCGAGTCAGTCTTGACTTGTTTACAAGCACACTTTTGACCATTCGTCAAGAGTTGACCACAACTACAGAATGTGTTATAGCTCAAAGAAGAAATCACGCTCACTTTCGTATAGATGATTTTGTTCAAAATACATGCTAACCTTCATGGCATTGAACGAGCTAAACAAGTTATCAATCTTGTTGCGGTGCTTATCGCCTTTAGTAATGTATGGTTTACCTTGGCGGAACTCGATAAGTCCGTTAATGAATGCCGACTCCATCAAAGGGTTGGGAGCATAACGATATTTACCTTCGTAGACAATACGTTGCAGGTTCGATATGACATCTCCCAGATGTCTACTGTTCTGCTCTATTTTGATTGGGTCAATTTCCATAGGTAAATCGTCACGTAACTTCTTCATGAGTGTGTAACTGTATTTAGCATCGTAAGCTACCGAAGCCACACCGATATTATACTCTTGACATAGGTTTATGATTATGTCTCCCAGCTCATCGTAATCTACAACGTCCTCACCGATGGCTTGACAAAATCCTTTACGTGCCCATTGTGCATAAGGTATGCGTTCGTCACGAGTCTTTTGCTCTTCCATGTTCTTTGGGTAGAAAGTCAAGTTCTTGACATAATACAAGTCCTCTGCTGGGTTATACTTCAAGAAAGTGACCGCAGTATTATCCGTAGTTAACGATAAGTCAAGTCCTATAATAACCTGACGCTGATTACGCCACCATTCCCAGCTTGACACTGGCTCAAATATGCCTTTCTTAAGCGTGTGCATGTCTACAAAGAAGTTGCCATCGCCTTCATTCGACTGAAGCCACATGTTTAAGTTCTTGACTTTGAAAAGGAAGAAGTCCTTCGGGATTTCCTTTTTAGTCTTGTAATCTTCCATGAGCTTCTCAGCTAAGTCGTCAACTTCAGCTACAAGAGGATTAGCTTCAGGCCAAACAGCTGGGTCTTCCCAACGTTCTCTATCGTCAGGTAACTTCTCCTTAGGGTTGTCAATTGTAAATATCAAGCCGAATTTACGAGGGTTAGGTTCTTCTAAGAATGTGTTACGTCTCAATTCTTCTACAGTCTCATTCCAGTAGTTAAAGCCGTTTTCAATCGGATATGAAGTAGATATCTTGATAATGAGCGGATTTCGTGGCCCGAACTGACCGGTTTCTAATGACGATACCATCTTGAAGATATCATTTGAGGCACCAAGCTCATCGACTGAAGCTATGAATACCATCGTACCGTCAGCCTTTTGTGCATCTCCAGAAAGTGCAACTATTTTGCAATTTTTAGGCGTAAATTCTACATAGGTTTTTTTGATATTAAAGAAAGGTTGCATATTTGGAGAAGATTTGATAATTGACACAAGCTCATCGAATATGATAGTCGCCTGTTGTTTAGTGTTACTACCGATGTAGTGAGTCTGGTTTTCCTCATCCAAAAAGAAGCCAATGATATGTATAATACAAGCCAATACTGATTTAGCATTCTTACGAGCCACAGTAAAGACGACTTCACGGATTTTCCGCTTCGTAGGGAACTCCTTGTACACCCAGCAGAAGATATTTTGAATTAGGAACCACTGAAATAGTGCAAGGTTGGGGAACATTGGCTGAGCGGATTTAGCTCCTCGAGCAAAGTTAAGGTTTTGAATGATTTTGTCAACCTTTTTCTCAATCTTGACATTCCATTTGAATTGATAGTCAGGTTGGTCTTGAAGCCAATAGTACTCATAGAGGAAGTTGACACAGCTTTGTCTAACTTGACTCGGTGCTACGATGTCACCGAACACTACTGCTTTAGCATACTGTACTGATTTATT